CGGCTGAGTACCGTGCTTACGCTCGAATTTCACCGGATCGTTATGTAGTTCGGTATGGTGCTGGCGGCACAGGGGGATCACGAGACTGTCGTGCGCCTTCGTTCCCATGCCTCCCTGGCCCCAGCCGATTAGATGGTGTGGATCATCTGACGGCCTGCCGCAGCACTCGCAAGGCTGCGTCTTAACCCATGCCAGATATTTGGGTTTATCCCAGCGGATTCGCTTTGGCCGCTTCATCAGGGTCTGCGGGGACTCGGGATCCACCAGTACGCCCACGATTGGCTTAATGGCTGGTGGTGCGCCTGCAGGTAGCGCGCGGGCCTTGTCGGCGATGATGCTGGTGGCCGGTACCGACGGTACGATCTCGCTCTCGCGATAAGTTTCTTTCGCGGCTGGCAGGCGTAAAGCGTCACGGGCAACCGACTCTGGCAGCGCATCAGTTACGCCGGCACGAACTGCCCACCAGCACAACTCAGGCAGGGATATCTCGCGGGTCTTATCGATCGCCAGCGCCGACCGCGCGGTGTCCAGCACCCAGTCGATGACGTTCTGACGCGCTAGTTCCGCCAGGCGCTCGGTAAATTGCTCGCGCAGCTGGTTGTCGCAGTGGCCACAAAGAAGAATCGCGCCGGGCTCATGCCGCATGGTAGTCAGTTCGTGATAGTGGTAGTCGCTGTGCTGGTACTGGCAAGAGCCGCCGCCGTGGCGCAGCAACCAGTATTCCAGGCCAGCCAGCCCACCAGCAGCGGTGATCACCTTTTCGTGGAGGAAGAACGGGCGCAACGCCGGGTTCACTGCCAGCGGCTGGCGAAGATCAGGCACCCGCCCGGTCTCAAAGCTGGCCATGCTGTCTGGCTGGCTCTCTACCAGCACGCGCCCTGAAATGAACATGGGCATCAGCTCGCTGCCGGGCTTCAACAGCACAACGCCCAACTCCCGGGCGATAACCGGTTTCAGCAATGCGCGCATTGGTCGATCTCCCCGATGATGATCTGCCCTTCCTCACCCCAGCGCTTCGTCACGCGAGAATCCCAGATATGGGCGTCATCGGCATAGATGGCGTCCATCAGGGCTTTCTCCAGGTTATCTTTGTCGGGCTTCTGCTGATGGGGTTTCCCCGCCATCTCCTGGCGCTTCTTCTTGCTCCAGCTCTGGGGCATCGGGAGGATAAAAGTAATGTGTGCGCCTGCTTCCGGTAGCTCGACGCCCAGCAGCCGAACGTGATCGCAGAACGCGCGGTACCGGAGAACCTCCGGCCGCTTTTTCCACTTATCGGCCCTGGTCATTCTGGGTTTGCCCATCGGGGTGATGTTGTAGGTTTTCACGCTTCCCTCCAGAGCTTTTGCTGGAAGGTCTTATCCTGACGCGGGGCTCTGTTTGCCTCAGGCAGATAAGCGGTGAGCGTCCAGTGGATGAGATCGAAATCAAGGCTGCGCACAGTCCGCACGTCATTCGCGCGATAGCGGGCCTCGAGCTCGTCCACTTCTTTCGTGGTGAGTTGCGTGTGAATGAAGCTGGATTTCTTCATGACGTCACCTGGCAGTGCGCAGGCAAAAAGAAATCGCTGATTCCGAAAGGAACCAGTTCAGGTATTTTTTTGGTAGATTTTTGCGCCATGGTATCTCTCCAGTGGCGCAGCAGGTATAGGTTGTTCAGGCCTATGACGGGAGTTTAACAGAATTAAGCGAAACGCGATAACCTGCCCGCTCCAGCATCTGCGTAAAGAGAGTTGGCGAACCTACAATCTCATCGTCCAGAAGCGGTGTAAACGACACCTCATCACCTCGCCTGTACATCAGCGCGCGATCAAATTCAGGAAATGAGTGCAGCCGTGCAACGATAACCCCATCGTGACATCTGATGACCGCATAGCCCTTTTTTGGTAATTCTTCTGTTTCTTTCACCGTACCCCTCCACCCGGGAAACTAATTGCATGCTGTATTAATAAAACCAGTCGTCTGCGCTTTCCCAGGTTTGCTGAAGGATTTCTTCAACCGTCTTTTTAACCTCTTTCTCACCACCATAAACACTCAGCCCATCCGAGCCTGCGCGACGTATCACCAGACTGCAATCATCGAACTGGTTCTGGAGTCGTTTTAATAGTTCTTTTTCCAGTGCCGGAACCGCGCCCTTAGGCAGTTCTTTAGTACGATCAATGGTTAACTCAACTTTCATAAATGCCTCCGCTGGTTTAACTGTATGTTTATACAGTACACCTGCAACAAGCTATGTTCAATAACTTACCAGCACCAATCGTTAAAAAACATCATTATCCATAAGAAACAGATTATAAAATATGCAGCACATGTGATCTCTAGCAAACAGAGTTTTCACCAACAAATAAGAATGCCATGCTTACTAACCTCTCGATTAATAAGAATGGCATAAATTAAATTTGGTAAGTTCAATTATATATAATACTTATTATGAATTAGCTTGCTTGAGAAAATCTCGATTTTGATAAGCTCCAAACAAAACTCTTGAAAGCTCTGACATAATATCTAAACAACAATTATAGAACGTATTAAATTCAGCATTGTCGATTAAGCTTTTATCAGTACCATGAGCTATATTGTTACGTTTATTCATTAATCGCGTTAACGGGCCGATGACTCTATCTAAAAGAGTGTGTGGTAATCCAACTTGATAGAGAAGTTTTTGTAACACCTCTTTCCCAACATTACCTTCAGTGTTTATATAGCCATCTTCAATTTTGATTTTTTGATTTAATACATCAGTGATACGCTCAAAAAACTCTTCATACCTGTAAATACGATGTAAATGAGAATCGTCTGTTAAAACTCTCTTGAATATTTTATTCTTATTATCAGGATTGTTCATTTTCATGAAATCAACATAATAAACGGCAGCTGTAAGCACTGATTTAACTTTACTACACTCCAAATTCATTGAGTTTATAGCATCAATATACAACTTGAAAGAAAATTTAACGAACCCTTCAACGTGAGCATATAACAAGCAGATAGTCGCTCGCCGAACCATATTTTTAGTCGCATCATTACTGAGCTGTACTATGATGTTGTTCAAGCCCCTGATTTCTGTTTCTCTCCACAGCATTTCTGTTTGCAACTGCGTTTGAAAATCTGAAGACTCCATAATCAATTCCCCAGAAAATAGCGTTCAGCAATTTCTATACGCTTACGCAAAGGCCCTGGCGAGTTTTTCCCTCCGCCCGTAGTTTCAGTTTTAAAGGTCTGATCTTTTTTGAGATTAATAATTCTTTGTTTATAATCTTCAATAACCGCTACATCAGTCAAATCTAACTCATCAATTGTACATTGAATTCCCATAGTGAGTGATTCAAAATGGTATATATTAAAGTTGGATTGAAGTTTATCATCACCACTGATTCTACCAAATACTTTATCCCCATGAGTAGCACTGAACAATTTAAAAACTTTAACAAAGTTGTCGTGATTTTCAGCATAATCGAACGCAATAGCTCCAGAGGAAACGTCTTCCATATATTCAGTCAAAAAATCGCTAATATCATGCTTGAAAGCTTCTCTGTTGTTTCTAAAAGTAAAATACCGCAAAACAAGCTCTTCGTTATACGCTCCAAGGTTTTGGACTTCAGAAATATTAGAAATACAGTTAACGTAATCTTGATTTTTTGACAACTGAATGATGAAATCATTGAACTTTGGATCTAGCATTCTAATAGTGCAGTTTCGAATTTGTTGCGCAGTTAGAGCTTCGCCACCAGTGTTGAGTCTTTTGAACATATGATATTTAAATTTACTGTCACTTCCTTTTCTAACAACCTCAACACGAACAAAACTCCTCTTTAGTTTAATTTTAAGTGCTGTAGGAAGTTCTTCATATTTTAAACCATTTAATTCGTGAACAATATCACAATCTACAAGAGTTAAAAAATCACCTTTCTTTATAGATTTATGTTCTGCAGTTAATTCCCCACGGAGGTGGAGATATGATGAAAAACGTTGTAATCCATCAATTAGCTGATATATACCATTTTCAGTCTCAACAACATAAATTGGAGGAACAGGCATCTCTAATAACAATGATTCTATGAAACGTGAGCTAGCGCCTTCAGTCCACCGAAATAACCTTTGATAATCGGGGCTTATGTCCAGCTCACCACTTTCGTACATATCCAGTAGTTCGTTGAAAGAGAGATCAAGGCTCTGTGTATGAACTTTTTCTACTTGAACCTCAATAGCTGCTAGGATTTCTTCAGGATTCATATTTTTACCCTTGTTTTTTAAAAACTAATACTGATTCTATTGCTGTAACTTTAGAACGATACTTTTTTGTACCAGCGTGGATATTTGCCATAACATTTTTAGCTTGAAAGTCTTTTTTATCTTCTAATTTGAAACCATTTACAGCAGCTATCTCAGTGATGATGCGAGACAAATCACAATAAATTTCTTTATAGTAAGAATCTTGTACTACGCAAACGAAAATCCCATTATCAATAATGATTCGAGCCAATTCAGAAATTGAAACTTGCATATCTACAAAGTATTGTCTGAAATTTTTCAAATAATAGTTAGAGGAAGCATGCGAATCGTGTTTTTCAATAGCCCCCATAAACTCTATAGCCTCTTCGCTTACAAAATGATGCTCCGTAGTGTCTTTATCGATCGTAGTTCTTCCAATCAGTTGGCGCCTCAAACTATCGATACGCTCTGGCTCGTGGCCTAACAAAATTGCCAACTCAGGATACGTTGCAACACCATAATCAATTCTTGTGCAATATGGTGGTGAAGTTAGCACTAAATCTACTGATTTACTCTGAATCGGCATTGATTTGGATGATGCCACGAACAATTCTAAAGAACCCTTGCGATCGTCTTTGACTTCATTAATAGAAGATTTTATAGACGTAAGATATTCTAAAATCGCCTTTTTCACAGCACCATTATCAGCAATTATCTTTTCACTTTCAGTTTTGGCTTTTTTTATCCAAGTGGGATTTGAGGGTATAAAATCTTGTACCAATCCCCTAACAACATTGAATAAAGCTACTAACATGACGCAACGCTGTACATTTATTTTTGCTATATCAACGAATTCAGAACCAATAATAGTTTTCGATAAATACCTGATGTACTTTGCCGTTTCGTATTCAAACCAATTCAAAAGAAAATCATTCTCTGAAAACTGTGTTTCAAATATTGAAACTCTCAATGATTTGAGTTTTTCATAAGCCTTTAACACGTCTTGCAAAGTTGCGCTTTTAGCTTTTGCAACAACACACATAACTGGATTGAGATCAATCCCAATAGCATTTAACCCAGCATCATTAACGGCGGTTGTAGTTGTTCCAGCACCGTTCCATGGATCAACAACAATACCAGACTGACCTAACGCACAGGAATGAAGTACATCCTTGACAAAGGCGCTTGAAAAACCAGCATAATAATTGTACCAATTAACTTTAACTTCATCATCAGAAAGTCGCTTGGGATTTTTTATAGCCAGTCTGTTCACAATTCATCCTAAAAATCACTTAAAGTGCACGCATATTCTTACCTAGCATACCAGATGTACATCCCTGTAAACCATTAATAAAGGCCAACAAAAAATGTTCAGCCTTTTAGATAACCTTGGATGTCCTTGACATTTTCTCGTATGCGCTTCAAATCATATCATATTGATATTATTATATATTCCAATCAATCAATGTTCATTCAGCTGCTCTGGGAGTTCTCTGTAAGCGTTTGAATCTTGTCATCTGTTTAAGCCTCCCCGCCTGGCACAGGCACTCTTTACGCCGTTTGGCGATCCGGGCAACTTCGACAGCACTGCAGGCGATCCCGAACATGTCCGAATACACCGCTGCGGCGCGACGCCACAGCCCCTTTTCTTCAAGCGCCTTCGCTTTCTGTTCAGCGGCCTGCATCTTCACCGGGTCGCTTTTCTCCTCCATGCACGGAAGGATCACATCCGGTATATCGGCATGCGGCACCGCCGCATAGGTGTACTGGACGCTGTTACGGGAGCGGGTTATCACTCCATCGTCGCTCAGCTCGCGCAGCAGCTTGCCTGCTGTTGCACCTGACATATCCAGCGCTTCGGAAACGTCGCCTACGGCGCAGTTCGGTTGGTAGCGCACAAAAACTGCCACCTGCTCTTTCTGGGTTAATGGTTTGGTCATTGGTCAAAACTCGTTTAGTTATTTCACAAGCCGTAAATGGCTCACGTTTTTGCGGTAACTTCCCCAGGTGAAATTCACCCAGATGCCGTTATCCATGGTCAGGCGGTCCATTACCCGCTCACCCAGGGTTTTCGATAACTCGTCAAAATTCAGGTTCGTCAGTACCCCCACTGGTTTCATTGCCGCCAGGCGGCGATCGATAATCTGATTAAGCAATACCCACTCGTTACGTGTTTCGCGCTGTACCCCGACCTCATCCAGTACCAGAAGACTCACTTTGCAAAGATCGTCCAGCAACGCAGATTCTGACTGGCCTTCGTCATAGCATTTCCGCGCGCGCAGCATCAGGTCCGGAACGGTCACCACCAGAACAGAGTGATCACGCTGCAGCAGGAAATTGCCTATTGCCGCAGCCAGATGATTCTTCCCGGTACCGCAGCCACCACTGAACACAAAGCTGGCAAACCCGCTGCCGAAGTTCTGGGCATAACTCTTTGCCAGGGTCAGCGCGTTCTTTTGCCCCTCGTTGCTCACTTGGTAATTCGCGAAGGTGCAATTGCGGTGCAGATCGCAAATACCGGACCGGCCAAAAATCTTCTCTGAGCGTGCGCGCTGATTTTCTTTTTCCAGCTCCGCAGCTCTCTTTCGCCCCTCCTCCTGCTGCCAGGCCATCAACTCCTTGGCGTTGGTGAACTTTGGCTGAATGCCTTCAGGGATCAGTCGCTGAAGGCGGCCCAGAACGTCATTCGTCGTTTTCATCGCTACCCCCTAAATCCCGGTGGTATTTCAGTATCGGGTGTCGATACTGTCAGGGCTGGCTGGCGGCGCTGGCCTTTCGCCTGTGCCGCCGCTTTAGCACGAGATGTTTGCAGACTGGACGCAAAGGTCTGCTCCCACTGGATGTGGTGTTTTACTTTCCCCTCGCATTGCCAGTAATCACGGAACTGCTGCAGCTCTACAGCGGTATAACCCGGACGCTCACCAAGGTTGATGCCCCAGAGCGCAGCCTGTCCTACGAAATCAGCGCCGGGGATCCAGTCGCTGGTGATCGGGAATTTTCCAAATGGTGGAAAAAATTGGTCTTGCGCGCCCTCCTCTCTCTCTGGGTTTTCTTTTAGATCTGTATCTGTATCTGTATCTGTATCTGTATCTGTATCTTTATTAGTTGGGTTTCCGTTGGCCGCATGTTGCAACGGTGATTCAACGCCCGTTGAACACCCGTTATCATTCCGTTGGTTTTTAGTCTCTTTTTTGGCCTTTCTCGCCTGCGCTGATGCTTTTCCTGCTGCGGACTTCTGACTGAGCGAAGTTTTTACAGCCTCCAGATCCCTCTCAATTCGCTCTTGCGACCATTCGCTACCATTGTCGTTAAAAAACTCTTTTAACGAAGGCTCAACGGCGTTCCAACGGTCGTTGCTCAGCCGTGCTATTTTTGCCAGCCGGTTTTTTGGAATGGGTCTACCTGTCTGCCAGTAATTGAACATCAGCAGCAGGTAAGCGCCGTGCTCTTCCGTAGACAGATGCATGGTGTCCGCCAGGTAATCAGCAATGTAGAGTTGCATATAGGGCAGCGCTGCCATGTTTACTCCTGTTGCCCGGCGTACCGGGTCGTATGGTCATTGGTCAAAACTCGATTACGTAAAAAGTGGTGCTAATGCCTGAAGGTGGGTGATCATCACGCCGGCAAGTTCTCCCGGTAATAATGCTGCGTTGGCTAGGAGGTTTTCAAAACCCTCCTTCGCTTGTTTCTTACTCGGCAGGCCCAGCAACTTTGCCTGGTGATGCTCGCCGCTCTCTTTTATTGCATCGGCCACCAGCTCGATATCGGTTTTACCCTGTCGAAGGCCATGCTTTCTGGCGATCTCAATGGGCATTGCCAAACTGATCGCGTTTGCGAGCTGCATGACGTGAGCTGTGTACTTGCTGGAGTTGGTTTCGTTTTTCAGGTAGCGATAGAGGTTCTGCTTGTTCACTGTTATCCCTCTACCATCCTCCAGAGCCCACTGTTCGGCCACCAGTTGCGTAATAACGTCCTGCGCCTGCCCGGGAAGAGTGAGCTCCCATTCACGAACAGCTGCCAAGATAGACTGGCGGCGTAAGTTGTCTCTGCGGCGAGGTTCATAATGATTTTTCGATTTCAGCGGAGCGGCGTTCTGCTGGTTAATATGTTGAAAAGTTACCGAGTGCATGGTCAGGCATCCTTTTGAGGTAAACCATCGGTGGGGTTTGGATACAGATCAGGGCGCAACTCGTGAGGAGTTACTTTGAAATCCACTACCTCGCTCACTTTGAGAACCAGTTCTCCAGGGATTTTATTTTTAAACCAGCCGTTTACTGTCTGGGCCCTTCTCTTCATCCGGCGCCCAAGTTCAGCCTGGCTGCAGACGCTTAAGAGCTTTTTTTGAATTGATGTCTTCATTGGTTCATCTCTGTTGGTATCGATGAAGGCTAATAAATCAAATTTAATCGATAACGTCAAATTATTTCGATAAGAGAGACTACAGAAAAAATCTGTATAATTGTTTTTAAGTATCTGAATGGATAAAGAGATGAACTTCGGAAAGAGATTACTAAAAGCGATTAATGATCTCGGGATGTCCCAATCTGAGCTGGCACGCAGGCTTGGCGTTAAAGCTCAATCTGTTAACGGTTGGTGTAACTCCGACATATTGCCTCGCTCTGAAATTTTAAACCGCCTTCCCGCTGCAACGGGGTATCCGCTTTCATGGTTCTTTATGGAAGATAACGAGCCTAAAGAGGACCTTGATCCATGGGCGCCAA